CTGGGAGCTGCTGGAACGCATGGCCGAAAAATTGACGCAAAAAAAAGAGGAAAGCCCGTAAAGGCTTCCCTCGCATGGTGGCTGGCGGCTCATCCGATCAGGTGGCTTGCGTACACCCACACAAGCCGCAGCTGGCGGAAATCGGCTTTTTCCAGCAGTTTCAAAATGGCATTGATGTAATCTTGTCGTGTCATGTGGCAATCCTCCGATTCGGTTTTATGTTCAAGAACATTATACAACCATTCGGCGTTGAATGCAACAACTTTTGACAACTGAAAACAAACGAAAAAATCGCAGAAAACTGGGATTTTTTCAGCAGAAAAAAGGAGAGAATCATGAAAAAGTCAGCAAAAAGGCTTTTAGGCGTTGTTTTTACACTGGCGCTGATGACGATTCTCGCATGCGGTGCCTTTGCGGCAAAGCCTGCGGTCGAGCTCACCGACGTCTATTTTACGGTCGATGCTTTTGACGGCGTCAGCCCCACGGTCTGCTTCCGGAATAATTCAAACAAAACCATTAAATACGTTACGTTCACGTTGGTTCCGCTTAATGCGGTCGGTGATAGAACTTCCTGTACAATCAGCGGCCGCTCGACGGTGACGGCACAGGTAGTAGGGCCGATTGCTCCGACAAGATTCGACCGAACGGTCGCAAACACGGTGACTTCCCCCGCGTCCATGGGGGATTTTGGGCCGTTCCAGGCACAGCAGCAGCTTGCAACGGATTATTACTTTGGCGCAGAAGAGCGCAACGGGCATAGAATCTTTTTGGACAAGGACGGTAATGCCTATTATGCTGATTCCTACACTCCGTCCTCTGTTCTGTCTGTGATCGACCATTCCAAGACGCGGGGTCAGCTGGATTCTACTACTTATCTGACAGATGACGAACTCCAGAATGCAATTTACAATGCAGCAGTGGAATGGGATTGCCTTTGGTACAACAGCACGATCGACGAGATTGCCGTGACCAAGGCGGATATCATCTATATGGACGGAAGTAAAGAGACTGTCAATCAAAAAGCCCTGTATTCGGGTCACTTCAGAAGCGACCCGACGAATCAGCCTTACTATGTGCTGACCAGCAAATACGCCCCTGTTTACGATTATCAGTATTACAAAGCGCACAACGCCGATCTGGCTGCCCTGTTTGGAGATAACCAGTGGAAGTATCTGGAGCATTTCGTAAACAGCGGCATGAAGGAAGGCCGTCAGGGCAGCAGTGCATTTAACCTTGCCGCCTACAAAGCAAACAATCCTGATCTGGTTGCCGCTTTTGGCGAAGATAACCAGAAATACTATGAGCACTATATCTCTTCCGGCAAGAGCGAAGGCCGGAAGGCATCCTGATTTTTGAATAAACAAAAACGCCCCACCGGCGGCAACCGGCAGGGCGTCAAAGAATGGCTTGCTCACGAGGAACAATCCAATCCAGCAGTTGTATTGTACCACCTCCGGGCAGGCTTGTCAAAGCGTACCCATGGAGGTGCATTTTATGGGAAAACGAACCAACACAGCAGCCTGGCTGCCGAATCAGCAGCGCTGGCAGATCAACGTCCAAAAGAATGGCGTGCGCAGATCCTTTACCAGCTCAAAGCCCGGCCGCACCGGCCAGCGTGAAGCCAATGCAAAGGCGGACGCATGGCTGGATGACGGCATCAGCAATACTCGGATGCTGGTAGAAGCAGCCTATCCGCAGTGGATCGGCGAGCTGAAACTGACCACCAGCCGCTCCAACTGGGAACCGATCCAGAGCCGGTGGAACGTCTGGGTGCGTCCAGTCATTGGCCGGAGGCGTGTGGGAGACCTGACGGAACAACAGCTGCAAGCCATCATCAACAAAGGATTTGCAGGAGGACTGAGCAAAAAATACCTTTCCAACATGTGCACGGATTTGACCATGTTCTGCAAATGGCTGCGCCTGAGCAAAATGTCCACTCTGCGGCCGGAAGAACTGCATGTGCCAAAGGGTGCACGCTCCAAGGAAAAAGAAATATTGCAGCCGGAGGATCTGCGTACACTTTTTGAGGTGGACACTACGATCCTAGACGGCAAACTGATCGAGGATCCTTATGTCAATGCGTACAGGTTTAGCGTTGTGACTGGCCTTCGTCCGGGCGAGCTGATCGGACTGAGCTGGAAGGACGTTAAGGGTGGCCGGGTGAAGATCCGGCGAGCTATAAACACCCGTGGCGAGGAAACCCGCGGCAAGAACGACAACGCTGTGCGCGCCTTTGCACTCACCGATAGTGCGGCCGCTATTCTGCAGGCACAGAAAAAGCTGACAGGCGGGCAGGAGAGCGTGTTTGGCATCTCCTGTGAGGACACATATAGAAAATATTGGCGGCGCTACTGCGAGGCCAACGGACTGCACTATGTTCCGCCGTATAATCTCCGGCACACGTTTGTATCACTGGCAAAAACGCTGCCAGAGGGGCAAGTCAAGCCCTTGGTTGGCCACTCCCGCCAGATGGACACGTTCGGGATCTACGCGCATCTTATTCATGGCGAGGATGTGCAGACTGCCGCAGACCTGGACAACGTTCTCAGCAGGGTTCTTGATCCGGAAAGTCTTGAGAAGTAACACATTTTGTAACACGTTTCTATTTCTCGCACCGTGTTTACGGTTTCCTTCCCGGAGAAGTGGATTTCGGAATTTAACGGAAGTACGTTGGATATGTATGCCGGGTTTTCGCCGGAAAAGTTCTGGACCGGGTTCGACCCCCGTCGGCGGCATAAAGAAAAGCACGTTGATTCACAAAAAATCAACGTGCTTTTTGATTTAATAACCCATTTGGTAACCCGCTTTTAAAATAAAATGGTGATTATCATGAACATTTCCGAGGAAAAACGTACACAAATCTACGCAGCACTTGCCAAGGCGCAGCAGGACATCAAGCGCATACAGGCCGCAGGTGTCATGGATATCTCGGAAGTGGAGCGGGTTTGCCGTGAGCTTCAGGACGTGGTGAGGGAACTCTGTGCTCTGATCGACCCATAAATGCAAAAACAGCCCCGTGGAACCGGAATCACCGGAACCACGGGGCTGTTTTCATGCTATGCGGCCTTTCGGCCTGCCGCCGGGGCGGCTAAGTAGTGCGGCTGGCTTACTTCCCGATCTGGCTCTTCAGCCGGTCATAGGTCTTGTCGGCCTCCAGCGCGGCGGTGGTGAAGCTGTTGTTCTTCCACCACGCAATCAGCGCGGCCACGGTGGTGATGCCAGCGGTGACCAGCTGCTCCACGGTGGCGCTCTCGATGGGCAGCACGGGCTTGCCGCAGGCGCTGAGAATTTGGTTGGTCAGTGCCAGCAGCAGGCAGGCGGTGCGTGCGATGGTACCGGCGGAGATGGTTGGTGCGTTGTAGGTCTTTGCGTTCATAGTTAGTTCCTTTCTCTTTCGTGTTCGTCTGCTTCTAAATCAGCGAGGCGGTGGTTGACCACCTTCATCTGCTCTTCCAAAATGGGGACGCGGCGGGCAAAATTGTTGTGCTCCCGCACCTCGCGGGTCAGCTCTTCCAGCTTGGTGTCGGTCACGGCCTGACTGCGGCTGTTGGCGATCAGCACCCCGATCAGGGTCACGGCACCGGCAAGGATAGCTGAGATGATGCTTTCCATTGGTATCACCCCCTTACTGCGTCCATCTGCTTTTGTTGGGCCGGGTGTCCACATGTACCCAGCCTTTGGTGCGTCCGGCCTTGACCGGGTAGCGGCCCACGCCGCCCCAGTCCGGCATCAGGCTTTCGGCGTAGGCGGCCACGTCCTCGACGGACACGCCCGCCACCTGGATGTCCGCCGCCCGGCCCAGCAGGTGCTGGCTGCTCTTGGCTCCACCCACGGATTTGTTGTGGGCGGCGGTGCGGTAGCCGCTGGTGATCGTGACGGGCTTGTTAAAATGCTCCCGGATGGCCTGCAGCAGCACCACGAGGGTCTGGTCGATCATGATGGCGTCGCTGCCGTCGCGGCACCGGAACTCGCGCACCTTAAAGCCCGGTGCCAGCTGCCTGGCCCCGTCCTTCTTCAGGCTGTACTGTTTGATTGCCATATGTATCACGTCCTTTCACGGGGTCAGACCCCGATTTTTATATTCTCCTCAGCGTCCGCCTTGTCTTCTGCGTCAAGCGCGTCATAGTACGCCTGCGCAAGGGCTTCAACCTCTGTGATGTCATCTGCGTTCAGCAGTCCATTGTCGTAGTGCATGTATGCTTTATCCAGCCAGTATGCCACGTCGCGCCCTGCGGCGATTTCCCGCTTGATGGAGCGCAGGGTCAAATCGTGTCTGGCTTTGGATTTGATAGCCATATGTATGTACCTCCTTATGTCGTTGTCATGGACGCTACTGCGTCCTCAAGGTCAGTGATGCGCTTAATCGGGTTTGCGCGTCCCGTCACAGTCACGCTGTCTACATCGGTTATGACCGTGTTTGTGCCGCTCAGAGCGGGGATTGGCTGTGCGCCAGTGGCCGTGATGGGGGTGGGCGTTGCCATCTTGTAAGCGACTTGCGCGGGGGTTCCTGCCGCATACTGGGCGGCGAGGTAGGCATTCAGGTCGTCAACACTGGCAAAAAGACTAGACATATCAGACTCTAACAAAAAACAAAACTCGTAAGTCGTATTCACGGCAAATAACCGCCTGTTAAAGTGACTACAACAAGTAATTCCACCTTTTGAAATCCCCGGTGCAGAATGCGCCGGGAGGTTGATATAGCTGTTGGCTTTGGTAAATTTCAGTTCGTTGCCGTCCAGCGTGATAATCTTTGCGTTTTCGTTTCCCTCTCCCGTCACTGCATCTACCTCGCCGCCGTAGATGGTGTGGGGTAAGGTCAGGGTGGCGGTTTGGCCGGTGTAAGGTGTGTAGGTGGTGGGGGCTGTGGTGCCGGGGACGATATACGGATATACGGTTGTATCAATCGTTGCGCCGTTAGTCGCAATCATGTACCAGTATTTAATTACATCCCCGGCAAGGATTTCAAAAACACCCTTGGCGTTAAGCCACAGATTAGCTCCGTCGCGATATATCACGATAGATGCGGAAACACCTGTGCCCATATCAAGGCCGTAATATTTGCCGGGCGGTAAGTGCCCAACAGCAAATATGGGGCTATCTACAGCAGCTGTTGCAGTGCCTGAAATATGTACGCCGCCGGTAGTTACATACTCATAAGTGATGCCTTTGTATGTGCTCTTGGTAAACGGAGCGATATTCAGCAGGTTCTCCCCGCACCTTGTCACTGTGGCGCTGTCACGTCCCTTGATGGGACGGATGTTCTCCGGTGACGGCGTTCCGCTCCCCTCCTGCGTCGGTTCCCAGCTCACCTTGCAGCCCAGCGGATAACCTGACACCGGGCTGCACCGCACCGGGTTCCCGGTTTCAGAGATGGGCGGACAGAGGGTGTCAATGATGCGCTTGCTGCTCCAGGCGTCGAGCCCCACGGTGGCATCATCGATTTGTGTGCCATCTTTGCCGTCTGCACCTGCCGGGCCAACGTCACCTTTAGGGCCTTGCGGGCCTGTGTCACCTTTTTCACCCTGCGGCCCCTGTGCACCCTGCGGGCCACGCTCACCCTGAATGCCCTGCGGCCCCTGCTCACCACGAGGACCGGTTTCACCCTGCGGACCAGTAGCTCCGGTAGCGCCTGTGGGGCCTTGAGGGCCTGTCTCACCCTGCGGGCCGACCGGTCCGCAGGGGCCAGTGTCGCCCTTGTCACCTTTCTCGCCTTTGAAGTTTCCGTTTGCAATGTCGTCCTTCAGCTTCCGCAGACTGTCAGCGGCCTGCTGTGCTGCGGTCTGTGCGTCGGTCTTGGCCTGCTCTACGGCGGTGGCATCGGTGTGCACGGCCCCCACCAGCTCCTACCAGGCAGGTGTGCCGGGCTCCGGCATGCTGCCGTCCTCCGTGCCGCTGTTGGCGCTGACGAGATACCGCAGGTCTGCGCTGGTGACGGTCTTGCTGCCGTCGCTTCCCTCAAAGGTCACACAGCCGGAGCCGGGTTGGGCGGTCACGCTAGCGGGCACGGCCACATAGCCGTCCACCACCAGCGTGGACGCCGGGTCAGAGCCACCCGGAACGTGCCAAAAAGCTCGGATGGTCAGCCCTGCCCACTCGCCGGTGGCTGTAACGGCAAGGCGGTACACGCTCTTGTTTTTGGCGTAGCCCAGCGCCAGCGCCGAGGCGTGCCCCGGCAGGCATACGCTGCCGCCGGATGTCAGCGTGATGGGGAACTCGATCATAAAGCAACACCTCCTTGGTGCGTCCTTTCCCGGCCCGATCAGGCGCTGGTCTTTTCAGTCAGCATCTCGGTAAGCTCGGCATATTGCTCATCAGTCAGCTTGTTGGCGGCGTAGAAGATATCCAGCTTTTTTGCCATACCGGCGGTCTTGCCACGCTCGATCATACGCTTGCAGGTGTTATAAAGTGCCATAGTATTCCTTCCTTTCTGGTCATGCGGTTTCAGTTGTTTCATCATCGGTCACGCCCAGCTCCAAAAGAGTCAGGCGGTAGTCCTGGTCAAGGTTCAGTGCGTCGGCATCGTCCTGCGCGGCTTGCGTCTCGGTCAGCAGGTCCGCGAGGGTGGGGTAGTGGTAGCCGGTGACCCAAAAAGTGATACTCGCATTTGTTGACTTTTCAAACTGAAAGTGCAGAGTACCCTCCGACCGGAACGTAGTTGTGGAGTAAGTAGCGACGGCGGAAGCGTCAAGGTTGTGATAAGTCGACCCGCCGCGTGCAATATCGACTTCGGTACCATCGCCGCGTTCCGATTTAGATTTGATATGCACATAATCCACGCCATCGGGAATCTGGATGTCGTAAGACCGAATCGTATTGTGGTTCGAGGCAGCGGCAGTCACCGTAGTGTTCCACACCAGCCGGGGCTCCGACTTTACCGCCACGGCGGCAGCGATCTTGTCATTGAGCGTTTTGGCGCTGAGGGTGCCGTCCGGGGCGATGTCCAGCGCTTCGCCCACTTTCACGCCGCCCAGCTGGTCTGCCGTAGCAGGCGGCAGGCTGTAAGGCGTGCCGAACTTGGCGTCTGCCTGCTCTTTGGTGTAGAAGCTGCCGGAATCCACCGCCTTGATGCTCTCCGCAAGCTGCTGCAGCTGGGCGTTGCCGCTCTGCTGCATGGCGGTGAGGATGGCGGTGTACTGGGCCAGCAGTGTCTCGGTGGGGATGCCGGTGACGCCGTCCCGCATGAGGCCGCAGACGGCCTCATCGGTGCGGGTGTCGGTGATGTCGGCGGAGGTGACCGCCGCCGACCCCGCCGGGACAGAGATCGTGCACAGGCCCAGCTCGTACTGGTTGTGGTTCTGCAGGATGTCGGGCGGCCGAGCGGCCACGGCAGGCGTGCCGGTCTTGAGTCGGATGGCGGTGAGGTTGGACGACGTATCAAACTGCAGCACCACACGATCCACCCGGTTGAGGGTGTTGTCGGCGTCGGGCACGGTCAGCACCGTGTCCTCCCGGCTGCAAACGGACACGCCTTTGAAGTCGTCGTAGTTGATCCAGGCAAGGCCCGGGGCAATGGTGATCTGCCGGGTGCCGGTGATGCTGACGGCGAAATTGCTGTCCTTTGCGTAGACGCCGGACGTGCGGGTGCACAGGTAGGTGGCTACATCTTCGGCACTGTAGGTCACGCCGTCCAGCGGATAGGTAATGATGCTCATGTGTTTTTCCTCCTGAGGATGGGGGTGCCGATCTCGGTACTGACCGTATTTTCACCCTTCTGAGACTGCAGGGTCACCGACGTGATGCGGGCCGCTGCCTGGATGTCGGTGCCGGGCAGGCTGGCCGCCACCACCTTGCCCACCGTCACGGGGCCGGTGGGGGTGAACTCAAAATTCTCCAGCCGGGTGTGCTTCGCCAGCTCCTGCTCGCCCAGCGTGCGCAGGGCGGCAAGGTACTCGCTCTGGGACTGGCCGTCCTCCTTTTTCTTGCTGGAGGCATCCAGCAGCATCTCCCGCCGGGCCGTCCCGGTGTTGTCGGTGGCCCCCACGGTCACCGTGCCGTCGGCCCCCACCACGGTGCAGATGTTCTTGTAGTCCGTGATGCTCTCGGTATAGGCCAGGTCGGTCAGGTTGCCGTACTGGGGCGCATAGCGGGCGTTGGGGTCCAGCTTGGGCCGGTACAGCTCAAACAGCAGCTTGTTCTGCTGCTGGTCGAACCGCACCCGGAAGCCGATGTCCAGCTCCTGGCACACCTGCTCTGCAATGCTCAGCAGGCTGCCGGGCTTGACCTCTCCGGCGTAGGCGTCGGCCAGACCGGCCGGGTCGCCCAGCTCCAGGCAGGGCCATGCGGCGGCCCCGGACACCAGACCACGCAGCGTGTCCTCCACGGCAAAGCTGCTCAGGGTGCCCGTGCTGACCCGCTCGTCGAGGATGCAGGCGGCGTCCTTGGTGTAGAGGACCAGCTTGTGATCGGCTTTCTGGGCCGACACGATGCGCATGAGCCGGTCGCTGCCGACCAGCCAGAGATAACGGTCCGGGCGGCAGAGGGCCTGCAGGGCGGTGGTGTCGTGGAGCTCCAGCTGAGCCCCCTGCACGTTGCTGTAGACGTTGTAGCGCTCCGGCCAGACCAGAGACAGCCAGCTCTCGATGCGGCCCAGCAGCTCCAGCCGGTCGTTATAGACGCAGAGGCTCTTGTACCCGGATGCCGTCAGGGCGGATGTGATCTCAGCCATTGGAACCCTCCGTGATGATCGTGGTAAATGCGGCATGCATGGTCAGCGACAGAAACAGCCAGCCGTCGCCGGAATCCGCCGTGCGCTGCCATGCCTGCGCCCCGTGGTATACCGTCCAGAGGGTGCTGCTGCCGTCCAGCAACGAAAGGACGTCGTAGCCTTTGCCGTCGATGACCCGCTCCACCCGGAGCTCGCCGTTTTCCCGGTAGACCTGCAGCTCGTCACCGTCCTGCAGGGTCGTGATGAAGCGCAGATATTCGCCGGTCTCCGGGTTGATGACGCCGGGGTTGACCACCTCGCCCCGGGCGGTCAGCGAGAGCTTCCAGCTCCGGGTGTCCAGACCGCTGTTGAGGATGCGGATGTAGCTGGCCTGTTCCCGGATGCCGTACTGATGCGAGGTGTAGCACACCGGCAGCCGGAACACGGGCGTTACCTTGATGGTGGCTGCCGTGGTCTTGGCCACACTGTGCCAGTAGGGGTTCGGGCAGTAGAGCTGGAAACTGAAGGTTGGCCACAGCACTGCCGGCGAAATGGCCGGGCAGCGCTGCACCTCGGCGTCACACCAGTATTTTCCGGCCACGGTCAGGCGGCCGGTGACGCCGGGAGCAAAAATGTCCCGCAGCTGGCGCTTGCAGTAGTCGGCGTTGCGCAGGATGCGCCCGGTGATGGTGCGGGTGACGCCGGAGATGCTCCGGCTGTCCACGGTGGCACCCACCTGCTGGTAGCCCTGGCTGGTCTCCAGCTCCACGGGCAGGTCGCCCAGCGGGTCGCAGCTCCACAGCACGCCGGCGGCATAGCCAAAAGCGAAGCTCTGGCCGGTGCCAGTGGTAAAAACAGCATCAAACACCCTGCAGCACCGCCCTTCTCTGCTCATACTGCGCTTCACGCATCAGGTCGGCGGCCGTCTGCGCTTTGCTGTAAATGTACTGGTTGACCTCGATGTTGGGCCGCTGGGTGCGCTGGGGCAGGCTGCGGGGCTGCTCGTAGTCCCATAGGGTGCCGGAGGCCCCCACAGTGCTGCCCGCCGCGCTGCCGGAGCTGGTGTGCTTGCGCTTGAACGCCACGCCCAGCCCCACGGTGATGGCGGCAATGGCGGCCACCAGAGCCGCGCCGGCGGCGATCATGGCAATGCCCTGAGGCGTGCCGATGCCGGTGGGCAGCAGTGCTGCGCCGATGGCCTGCAGCATGCCCACAAAGGCAGAGCCAATGGTGGAGATGAGGGCGCCCAGGGCGCTGTAAATGGCCGGGAATGCCGACAGCAGTCCGCCGGACAGCGCCGTGCTGATGCTGGTGGCTGCAGCGCCAAGCGGAGCCTTGAGGGAGGCAAAGGTGCTGGTGAGGATCTGGGCCAGACTGCCGGCCTGATCCACGATGCTGCCAAATCCGCTGGTGACACCCTGGGCGATCTGCCCGCCGAGGTTCCACGCCCCCTGCGAGACGCCCTGCACGCCCTTGAGCAATACGCCGTTGATTTGCTGGATGAGGCTGGTGCCCAGCTTGTCGATCCATTGCTTGGCTTCCGGGGCAAGGCCGGTGTAGAGCGTAGACAGCACCCACTCGCCCACGCTCTTCCAGTCCTGTTTCTTGATGGCGGTCACCAGCGTGTCGAAGGTGCCCAGGATGCCCTTGTCGGCCTCTTCCTGCCAGCCTTTCAGCAGGCCGGAGAAGGTGTTGGCGCTGGCTTCCTTGATGGTCTCGGCGGTGGTCCTGGCCCCGTCTGCGGCAATGGTCTCCACCTGCTCTTTGGTCACCAGCATTCCGTTGACGATGTCGGTGCAGGTCTTGGTGATGATCTGCTTTTGCTGGGTCGTTTCATCGGTCAGCGTCTCGGTGACGGTCTGGGTGGAGGTCCTGACGCCGTCCACGACGGAATCAAAGGTCGAGGTGACCGTGTCCCGGACGGTGGCAGCGATCTCTTCATAGGTCTTCTGGGTCTGGGCCGTGGTCTTGCCGTGGTCGGTGACATACTTGGTGACAGTCTTGTAGTTTTTCACCACGCCGTTCACCATCTCCTTGCCGGATTCGGTCACGGTGCGGGTCAGCCGGTCATACTCCTCGCTGCCCTTGCGCAGGTGCTCGGTGAGCTCGGTGGTCTGGATGGTCACCTTGCCCAGGGCGTTGGTGGTGTCGGTGTGGCCTGCGTCCTGCAGGGACCACAGCAGGGTCTCGGCGGCCTGTGCGGCGGCCTTGGTCTTTTTGGCCGCCTTGGTGGCGGCGTCCCCGGACTTGGTATAGGCCGGGACGACCACCTCCGCCATGGACTGGGCGCTGTCGGCCACGTCGGCGTTGGCGTCCGCCCAGACGGAGGACCAGTCGTTCCCGCTGGCGGTTTTAGCAATGGTGGCACCGGCGGTGGCTGCGATGGCTCCTGCACCAACCGCACCGCCTTTGCCGGTGAGGCCGTTGATAAAGCTCTGGATAAGGTTCTTGCCCCACTGTACCGCCTGCGAGGGCAGGCTCTTGATCCAGTTCAGTGCGCTGGAAAAGCCGCCCTTGAAGGCGTTCAGCATACTGCTGCCCATGCTCTTGACGCCGTTTGCCACGCCGGTGAGGATGTTCTTGCCGATGTTCAGCCAGTTAATGGCCGAGATCACCGACAACACGGCCTGCAGGATCTTCTTCCAGTTGGCCAGCAGATCCGGCACCGCCTTGACGATGCCCACGACCAGCTGCACGATGATGGCCACGCCCTCGCCGAGGATCTTGGGCATGTTGTCGTTGATGATGCTGCAGATGTTGATGATGATGTCCGGCACATAGGCGATCAGATCCGGCAGACCGGCGATCAGGCCGTTGAGCAGCTGGGTGATAAGGTTCAGACCGGCGTCCACAAAGCTGGCCGCGTTGTCCCGCAGCTGGTCTGTAAAGGCCAGCAGCTGCGGCAGAGCAGTGGAGAAGAACTCCGGGATGCCCTCGGTGAAGCCCTGTGCCAGGGAGCTGAGCAGCTCGGTGCCGGTCTGCAGGAGCTCCGGCACAAGGCTGTAAACGATTTCCGGAATGCCTGCCAGTACATTGCCGATCATGGGCAGCAGATTGTCCACAAGGAAGGTCTGTGCCGTGTCGGCCAGCGCCTGCAGCGGTTCCGTCAGATCGGCACCGGTGGACCAGTTGCCCATCACGTTTTCCGCCGCTGCCTTCATGGCGGCAAAGCTGCCGGTCAGGGTGGTGGCGGCTTCCTTTGCGGTGGTGCCGGTGATGTCCATCTCCTGCTGGATGACGTGGATGGCGCTGTACATGTCGGCCAGGTTGCCCAGGTCGTAGTGCACGCCGGAGAGTTTCTCGGCGTCCTTCAGCAGCCGCTGCATCTCGGCCTGTGTGCCGCCGTAGCCGAGCTTGAGGTTGTCCAGCATGGTGTAATTCTGCTTGGCAAAGCCCTGATAGGCGTTCTGGATATCCTGCATATCCGTGCCCATCTTGTTGGCGTTGTCGGCCATATCCACCATGGCCATGTTGGCAAGCTGGGCGGCGGCGTTGGTGTCCTGGCTGACGCTGGACAGCAGGCTGGCCGCAAAGCTGGTGGTCTGCTCCATGTAGTCGTTGGCCGACAGGCCCACGGTCTTGTAGGCCTGGGCAGCGTAGGCCTTAACGGTGTCGGCGCTGTCCTTGAACAGCGTTTCCACACCGCCCAGGCTTTGCTGCAGCGCGCCGCCCAGGTTGATGGATTCCGAGATGATCTTGCCGATGCCGGCAGCCGCGATCACCTTTTTCAGGGTGCCCACCAGCTGGGCACCGAGGGACTGTCCGGCGGCGTCACCGGCTGCCGCAGGCTCCCCGCCCAGGGCTTCGGTGATCTTGCCCTGGATGCCCTCTGCCGAGGGCACGATCTGCACATACGCTTTTGCCAGCTCAATGCCGTCCGGCATGGTCATCCACCTCCTTTCAGGGCCGCAAGGGCGGCCTCAAACTCTTCCGGGCTGTCGTAGCTCTGCACGTCGGTATCGCTGTCCGCGGACAGACCGTGCAGGTCTGCCAGCACAGAGGGCACCGTCCGGGTGTCGTTGCTCAGGCCCCACAGGATCTGCGTCAGGCGGTCGGCGGTGTAGGCTTGCAGCTCGATGTGCAGCGGCACGGTCTTGCCGCTGGCCTTCATCATGCTGCGGCTGTCCTCCGGCAGGCCGGCAGCAAGGGTAGCCGCCAGACGCAGCGGCAGGCTGCGCCAGTCCAGCACATGGTAATATTGCGCGAAATCGCAGATGAGCGCGTCCTCGTCCGATGCGATCAGTTCGGCGAGGATGCAGAGTTTTTTCCGGCAGAAAAGCTGGTCAGCAGTTCATTCAGAGCCTGCGCCACCGCCTGGGGCGGCACACGGCCCTTGTCGTTGCGCAGGTGGTCATAGAGCTTCTTGCGGCCCTCGGTGCCCAGCAGGCGCTCGGTCAGGTGGCTCATGCTGAACACGTTGCCGTCCTGCATGCCGGAAATGGCGTCGAACAGTTCCTGGTCCTCCAGAGCGTCGTCCTCCAGCTCGATGGAAAAGCCGGATTCAGTCTTTGCAGTGATCATGCCTGCACCTCCTTGGTCTTGGCAGCGGCCTGGGCGGCAGCAGTGCCGCCCAGAATGTACTCGTAATGGGTGTTGCCCTGGGCATCCGGCACGGCGGTCAGGGTGGTGTTGTAACCCACGGCGCTCTTGGCGTAGGTGATATCGCCCACGGCGGTGACGGCGGCATCCGGGATGACGATGCGCTTGACCGCCTTGTTCTTCATCACCATCTCAATGACCCAGCTGCAGTCGGCCTGCTCCTGGCTGTTGGCCTTCACGGTGATGCCGGTCTCCAGCGTGCCGGTGACGTTGCTGTCGCCATACACGGACTTGAGCACCTCCACGTTCAGGGCCTCCAGCAGGGTGTACTGGAAAGTGTCGGGCTTCTCGGTCTGCTGGGTCAGCACGGTGTCGCCGCCCCAGGCGGTGGTGTTCTCGCTGGAGGGCGAGTTGCTGTTGGTCACGCCGTCCTCGGAGGCGTAGCCCAGGCACTTAAAAGCCTTGTCCAGTTCGGTCTTGGCGTCGGTGGGCAGTGGGGTGCCCAGCGGGGCACGCCAGATGGCACCGCCCACTTTGGGCTTGGCGGCGGTTACTTTGGTTGCGTCTGCCATGTGTAGTTCTCCTTTCACAGGTCAGTAATGAGTGATAGAAAAAACGGCCTGATAGCGGGGCCGTTTGCGGGTGGTGTCCGGGAAATTGTAGTCGGTGACAAGGTCGCAGGAGACCACTTCCGGCAGGGTGTCGGCAGCCTGCATGGCGGCCTTGATCTGCTCGTTGAGCTGGGCAGCACCTAAGGTGCCGTCATGGTCGCAGGCATTGTGGCCGTAGGACTGCACCGCCAGTGTGGCCGTGTAAATGCCCTCGTCGCAGTCGGAGCCGGTCTTTTCCAGGACACAAAAATTGCCGGAGGGGTTCTCCGGCACGGACATAAAGCAGGGAAAACCGTTTTCCCGCAGGTAATTCAGGATGATTTCTTCGATCATTTCAGGGCCTTTAAAATGGAATTGGTGTCGGCGTTCTCCTTGCGGGCGGCATAGCTTTCCGCCCGGACTTCCGCCACGGCACGGGTGGGTGCGGTGTAGTACACGGCTTCGTACCCGTCGCCCAGGCGGCTCTGGGCCGCAAAGGCAAGGCGGTTCAGGCCGTCGGCCAGTTCCTTGCTTTTCAGCAGCTTGCCGACGCCTTTCTTGTTCAGCCTGACCTTGACGTTATTCAATCCGTTCCACCTGCACTTTCTTGTTCCAGGCCAGAGGCACCATGGATCCGATGCCCTGCACGGCCCCGCCCACGGTGCAGAAAGTCTGGCCCCAGAACGCCACCCGGACATTGTTCCAGTCGTGGGCGTCGCCCTTGGGGAGGGCCAGCGTGTAGGCGATGCGCCGCCCGGTGAGCTGCAGCTCGGTGACCACCGCCTCGGAAGAGGGCTCGCCCACCAGCACATTGTGCACGGTGACGGGCGTTTCCTCATAGATCGGGGCATGGAAACGGTCCTCACCGGTCTGGGTCTTGGTGTACAGGGTGATGTCAATTCCTTTCAGCATAAGTCCTCCAGCGGGCTGCGGGCTCCGATTTTGCTCCCGACGCCCAGCAGTTTCTTTTCCAGCTTGGAAAGATACAGTTCTCCGGAGGATCCGCTGCCCATGGTCCAGCTCTGGCTGTAGCCCAGGGCGGTGGCGGTGCCCTGCGTGGCCCCCATGGGGAAACTCACGCCGTCCTCACCGTCACCCAGCGGGCGGCGCACCATCCGGCAGGACACCACACGCTTGGTGTCGGCATCCGCGTCCGGGTTGTAGTGGTCGATGATCACGGCCGCTTCGCTCAGCAGGGCAACGCAGCGGGTCTGTTCCTCTTTGGAGAGAGCACGGAAGCCGGCCTCCACATCCTGCACTTCAGCGTAAAGCATGGGAAGCACCTCACTTTGCTCTGGTCTTGCGGGCCGCCTTGGGCTTTTCTGCCGCAGGGGCAGCGGGAGGGTCCCGCGCCACCTGCTTATGGCCTGCAGCGGCGTATTCTGCCGCGCGCTCCTCCGCAACGTACATGACCGTACCGGTCAGCTGATTGATAAACTCCACCATCAGCCCGCCGCCTTAGTCAGCTTGTTGAACACGGTGGTGTCGCAGCGGAAGCCCACCTCGATCTCGGCACGCACGGCAAACATGTTCTGCTGGAACAGGTTGATGGGGGTGCCGCCGTCATCCAGGGTAGCCTGGTCTGCAATGGCGATCTGTACGCCCTCCACGGTGCCATACACCGCCTGGGTCCAGTCACCGGCAAAGCCGACCACATCCGGAGTGCCGGAAACATATGCGCCCTTGCTCTGCACGGTCTTGGAGCCCAGGATCATGGGCACGGCACCCTCGGCCACGCTGTTGATAAACAGCGGACGCTTGTTGCCGTCCACAGCATTCAGCAGCAGGGCCTTGCCCTTGGGGGACAGCACCCAGCCGTTCAGGATGCCGTTGTGGTCGGCAATGTCGGCGTCAGCGGCCACCAGACCGGCGTAGGCGTCGGTGCCGATCTCCTGCGCGGTGCAGGCTTTCAGGGTGTCGAAGTTGGAGCCGGGGGCCGTCACGCCGCCGAACACGGTGGCGTCGAACTTCTGAGCCAGCGCCAGCGGCAGGCGCTTCACCAGCTCGTCGTACAGGGCCGGCACATCGCGGCGGAACTGGTTGGAAAAGGGCACGATGACGGCCAGCGTGTAGGGCTGCATGACCTTGGTGGCCAGAGTGCCGCGCTTGACCGGCTTTTTCTCGGTCTCACCCACCCAGGCGGCCTCGGGGTCGCCGGTGATGATGGGGATGGTCGTGCCCAGGCCCGGCAGCTTGATGGAGCGGGCCAGTGCCATGACGGCAGAGCTCTCCTGGGTCTTCTGCAGGATCTCGCTGGACACCTCGCCGGGCAGGGTGATGGTGGTCGTGCGGTTGATATCGGTTGCTGCCATTGTAAATAATCTCTCCTTTACAGGTTACTTGGTCACCTGCTCGAACCAGTCGGCAAACTGCTGACGGGTGGAGCCGGTGGGGGTGTGGTGCGGGTCACCGCCGTCCCGGACGTTGGGGTAGCCGGGCTTTGCAAACTTGAGGATGGCCTGTGCCTGTGCGGTGCAGGCTTCCTCGGTGTCGCCGCTGAGCAGGTCAGCGGGCACGCCGGTGGCAGCGGACACCTTGGCGCGGACTTCCCGCAGGGTGTTGGCGCTGTTCAGGGCGTCCAGCTGCTGCTGGAGCTTTGCGGCCTTCTCGTTTGCTTTCTGCAGCTCAGTCTTGCCTGCCTCCTGGGCGGCATCGAACTGGGCTGCCTTGGCTTTCAGGTCGTCGTAGTCGGCGTATTTGGAGCGCTCACGGGTCAGCCGGTCGGAGATGATGGCGTTCATCTCCGCCTGGGTAAAGGTGCGCTCGGTCTGCTGCTCTCCGGCAGCGGGGGTGTTTTCCTGATGCACAGTTTCTGCCATAATGGATTCTCCTTTCCGGCTTTACCGCAGCCGTGGCGTTGTGAATGATAGGCCGGCAAAAACACCGGCACATGGCACCGTCTGCAGGGTTCGGGCCTGCGGCATCCGGTTTTGGAGACCGGCGCTCTGCCTCTGAGTTAAGACGGCATGAAAAAGCACCGTGCATTTTTTGCACAGTGCTTAAAGAAAAAGGACGAGATCAGCGGTCAATTGCGGTAACGATCAGAACCAGCACGATCCAGATGGCAAGGCTGATCCAGAGTGGTGACAGCACCCAAAGCCATGACCAGTGAATAAAACCAGTCAACTTTAAGGCGATAAAGAGAATACTCAGCAGGCCGCAAAAGCCGATGCCAGAGTTGGAACCAGAGTGCTTATCCATAGAGTGCCTCCTAAAAATGGGCAAAAGAAAACCACGGTGCGTGTGCATCGTGGTTCAGCGGATGGGGAGAATCAAATACGCCCCTGCTCTTTTAATTTTGCAATTTCCTCAGGCGTCAATTTCCGAAATTTGACAGGCTCTTTTGCCCATGTTTCCTGACGCTCCTGCCAAGCAAGTTCGCCTTCCGTCATATGTTTGTTATCTTTCATGGCAAAATCACCTCCAACACAACTTCTTTCTCTTTTGATAATAATACTCTATACAGGGTGTCTTTGTCAAATAAAAGTTCTCGTTGCTCCTTGAATTTGCTTAACGGTTCAACATATCCAGCCAGAGAACCAGACCTCGCACAAATTGTAATGCGAAAGTCCTTTTTCAAAGAGCCGCTTTTCACTACGGATGTGCTGTAAAATTGTCCGGGGCAAACAATATCTCCCACCTGCATCCCGTCGAAAGGATTGAATTCCATTGCCCGATAGCACAAAACATCATGCTCCAAGGGACTGCGTTTTAGTGCATCAGAGATTCGCTCAGCATACATGCGCAGATGGGCATCTTCTTCTGAATCGCCGCGCAGCATTCGGTTGATGCGTTCAAAGAAACGGTTCGGCCTTTGATCTCCGGGGTTATATGTATACTTTTGTATGGCGTCTTGTTCGGCAGCAGAGAGCTTATCAATCCACGGCTGGGCCTCTTTACGGAGAACATCGACCACCTGATTTTCAGGAAGCGGATTAAAGTTTTGGATTTTGGGTAAGGCATTTTTCACGGCATACGCCGCCCGCTTCTGGGCATTGATGGCATCCTTCCGGGCAGCATAATCAATGCGGCGCATGGCGTTGATGTCGCCGCCGGCGGCATTGTACTGCGCCAGATACTTTTCGGGGTCATACCCGGCCACGGTGGTGCGGTGATCAAACCGGATGGCAAACTCGCAGTCGCAGTTGGCGTGGATGTGCTGGGCATGACCGCCCTTCAACACTTTATCGCTGGCTTTCTGCCAGCCGTTGGACGCCAGCGTGATGCAGAACGGGCAGGTGTCCCCATGGGGCACCCAGGCCCACTCAGCACCGTCCCGGGCGGCATTGCGCAGGGAGGTGTCCGCCCCGGCACGCTTGACCAGACGGCTGACGCCGTTCGGCAGGTTGGCGGGGTTCTGGTCCTTGGTGGCGTTCACCATGCGGGCCACCTCGTTGTAACTGGCGGTCTCGGCAGGCTCTGCCGCGGGCACCAGAGCACCCTGTGCCTCGGCCAGGGCATCGTACATCTGGCAGGCCAGCTCCGCACTGCCCTCACCGTACTTTGTCACAAGGCCGTAGGCGTAGGCGATCAGGTCCGCCGTGTCTGCGGTGCCGTGCCGGTCGATGTATTCCCGCATGAGCTGCCCGGCTTTCTGGTTCAGCCGGGACAGGCGGGTGATGTACTCATTCCACGTTTTCGCTGAGATCTGCATCTTCCATCTCCATCAGCAGTTTCTGTCCGCGCTGGCGCTGCTCCTGCGCCTTGATGCGCCGGATGTCCGCCTGGTCAAAGCCGATCATCTCCAGGAAGGTGTCCGTGCCGGCAAACTCCTGCCGGGAGGATGCGATCTTGATGGCAGCGTCCGCCGTCACCGCCACGCTGGGCATGGCTGGGTTCTTGAAATGGGCCACAATGCCGGTCTCTTCCTCGGTCAGGTCGGCAAGAGAGCACTCCCGGGCCACCGCCTGCGCCATGCGGGCGATGGTGCACAGGGCGTCCCCGTTGCCGGTGTTGAGCTGCTGCGCCAGCAGCACCAGCGTCTGGCTCTGGGCCAGAATGGCGTCGCTGCTGGTGGGGTTGGCGTCGTTCACCACGCCCACATCGGTGACGGTCAGGCCGGTGGCCGCTGCAAACTGGGTAGCCGTCATGCGCATCTTTTCCACATGGGGCGTCAGGCTGCCCTGTGCCAGCTGACCCAGAACCGGGTTCTCGCCGGTCTCGGGGTTCGAGGTGGCCGCAATGATCGACCCGATGTAGGTCTTGAATTTGTTGCTCACAATGGCGTCATACTGCTCATCGGTCACACCCAGAATGTATTTCTGCGGGGTGGTGTCGAACTCCAACGCAATGGTGGCGTTGGCTGCCGTGCGCACATAGTCGTCGATCAGTGCCCGGATGGGGCGCTTGAGGCGGCTGCGGCCAAAGGGCTTGGAGTTGGTGGCGTTCCAGATCAGGGGCTCCATCAGCGGGCGGCCCATGGGGTGGGGCTTGCGTTCCGCCGTCCAGAAGCTGCCGTTGCCGCGCAGCACGATGAGGTCCGTGTCGGTGTAGAAATACACCAGCGTGGGCCGCCAGACGTCCTCGAAGTGTTCATCCTTCACGGTGTCGATGATGGCCATGCCGCAGTCGATGCGGCCCTTCTCGCCGCTCCAGAGGGCCGAAGCCATGGCGGGCGAGTGGAACCGGACACGGCAGCCAATGTCTGCATCAGCGGAAAGGGTGGCAAACACGCAGCCGTATTTCAGCTCGTCCCGACAGGCCTTGGCGTACTCGGCCACCAGACGGTTATCGGCCACCAGCTTCGCCAGGCCGTCCAGGCTGCCGCCGGTGCCCACAAAGCCGTCAAACATGCTGCGTGCAGCCAGCACATCCACGGCTTTCTGACCCCAGCTGCAGCCCACCTCCAGATTGCGCAGGCCCTGCGGCAGGGCGATGCCGAGGTTCACATCCCGCAGGGAGATGTGCCCCTCATAATACTTGTCTTTGGTGGCGTTGCGGCTCTGGTGGTAGTTGTAGGCCGCGGCCAGGTCCTGCAGCTGTTTCTGCTCTTCCTGCGTCAGCCCCGGCACATGGCCAAAATTCAAAGTTTGCATTGCGTTCCTCTTAACCAATCTTCATCTTGCGGGTGGGGTCCCGGCGGCTGGTCTTGGCGCCCCAGAGGGCCAGAGCACAGGCTTCCACCGGCAGGCTGTCGTCCCCGCCGAAGCCATAGCCCCCGCCGATGGGCCGCTTGACGGCGGTCACGGCGCTCGCATCCAGCGTGGTCTGGGGCTTATACCAGGTCAGCGCTCCCTCGTTGACGCTGTTGGTAAAACCGCTCACGGCGGCAATGATGTCCCGGGCGGCGGGGCGGATGACGGAGTTCTTTGCCCGCCATACCTCCTTGATGCGCTCCACTAGCACGTCCACGCCGTTGCGGCCGTCAATGACCACACAGCTGGCTTTGCCGTACCGGTCGTTCAGCCAGTCGGCCAGCCAGGCAAGGCCCTGGCCGGAGGGCCGCAGCTCGATGAGGGACACCCGGGCGGGGCCCTCTTTGGGGATCACGGCACCGCACAAGCAGACGGCGCTGCCGTCCGCTGCAAACTTGACGCCGTAGGCGGTCTTGCCCTCGGGCTTCGGATCCTCGCTGGCACAGGCTGCCCAGGCGGTGCGGTCGATGGCGTAGTCCAGATGCTCCGTGGTTTCCGGGCTCCACCAGCCCAGACGTTCCCGGGCAAAGGTGTCCGGGTCCAGCTGTTCAGCCTCGCCCTCAATGGTAGAAAACTGGATGCGCCGCCCGAGGGCCGGGTTTGCGGCTGCCCAGCGCTCCGGGTCCTTCACGTTGCCGATCTCCGGCACCGAGAACTCGAACCAGGCGGCTTTTTGGGCGTCGCCGTCCAGCGCGCGCCGACGCAGCGCATGGAACACGGTGCCCACGGCGTCCGGGCCCGGCGGCGTGCCTACATAGATGGTCTGGGGGTTCAGGCTGGCTGAAATGGCCGGCAGGAAAGAGCCCTGGGCGGTCTCGTCCAGCTCCTGCGCCTCGTCGAAGATGAGCAGGTCGCCGTGCTGGCCGCGTCCGCCGTTGCGGGTGCGGGCCAGAAACTTGATACGGGCACCGCTTTTCAGGATGATCTGCTCCCGGCCCAGCGCCGTCTTGATCTCGGCCACATGGCGGCGCAGCTTGGGGCTCTCGAAAAAGGCCCGCATTTCCTCAAAAGTCTCGGTAGCGGTCTTTTGCAGGTGGGCCGTGTAAATGACGGTCTCGTTGAACAGCAGCATGCCGGCTTCCGCGCGGCCCTGCACCAGTAGGCTCTTGCCGTTCTGGCGGGGCACGCTGCCGCCCGCAGTGGGGGCAGACCATTTGCCGGACACCGTGCGGCCCATCCAGTCGTCCAGAATGTCGCTCTGCCACGGATCCAGCACGGTGCCGCCAGCACACAGGATGCGCACGGCGTCCTGCCCGTCGGTGGCGTTATACGGCGGTGCGATGTGTGCGGACGGCTCCTGGCTTCCCATCACTTTCCCGCTGTGCGAGGATCTCGCTGATCTCGTCCGTGTCATCTGCTGCTCCTTCGATCTCTTCAATTTCCCGGATGGTCTCCCGGTATTGCTTGGTCAGCTGGGGCAGTGCCCGGCAGTCCTCACAGGCATCAATGCCGGAAGCCAGGACTTTTGCCAGCTGCTTCAGCTGCTCCAGCCGGGTGCCCCGGGCCGTGACGCTTTTCATGGTTGCCATGCCCTGACACCCCTTTCCAATTTTTCCTGTGTGTAAATCGGCGCTGACGGCCCTGGGTCGCCGGGGTCACGGGAGGGGGGACCCTCCCCACCTACCACTCGCCGTCCTGGATCCGCGGCGCACTGATGCGTTTTCCGGGCTTTTTCGGCTCGGTTTGCACCACTTTGTTGCCCTTCTGGGCATTGCACCAGTAATGAGCTGGCTGAAGATTCGTCCAGTCCTCAGCCGCGGCCCGTGCGGACGGGTAGCCAAACTGCCGCCAGCGGGACACTGGCTTGATCTCATCCACAACAAAGGACAGCGGGTGCTGCGCGTCTGAAGGTTCATCGTAATGAATTGGGCCAAGACGCCCATGACAGATGCCGCATTCGCCGCCCATGGCACGCAGCCGGGCTCTGTGCTTCCGGCGCAGCTGGCCGTTGGCGTAACGCGGGTTCGTCATGCAGGCATCCTCCTTTCCTCCAACCGGAGCACACGCGCAACGGCAGGTTGGCGGCCCCGGCTCCCACTTCCGGCAGCCCTGGGGTATCTGCAGGGAAAGGGTACTTTCCAGAGGGGCCGGGGTACAAAATGACCCCGGGGGTCTTTGCAGGCCCCGGGGGTATGAAAAAAGCCGCCCCTGCGGACGGCGGAAAATATCAAAAAAGGCCCGGCTGGTACATTCAGGCTGTTGGGTGAGTAAATGTGTGTTCCCCTGTCGCAGCCGGGCAGCACAAAGCCCGCAGGATTGAAGGGAGTAAACCTTTCCT